AAAGTAAGTATTGCACAAAACGGCAAATACAACTAACAGTTAGTTATGAATAAAAGAATCTTAGTCATATCAGATTTACACATTCCATATCATAGAGAAGATTCATTTGAGTTCCTAAAAGAAATTAAAAAAGAATACAAACCAGATACAATCGTAAACATAGGTGATGAAATAGATTGCCACGCATTATCATTCCATGACCATAACCCAGATTTAGCTTCTGCTGGACATGAACTTGTTAGAGCAAAAGATTTTATAAAAGAATTAGAATCAATATTTCCTGAGATGACTTTGTTAGACTCAAATCATTCTAGCTTAGTTTATCGTAGAGCAATTAAATCAGGAATCCCTAGAGGTTATCTAAAAGAATACAACGAGTTCTTAAATGTTAAAAAATGGAACTGGGTAGATAACTTAACTCTTACCTTACCTAACAAACAAAGGTGTTTCTTTACTCATGGAATATCTGCTGATGTAACTAAAGTATCTCAAATAAATGGAATGAGTTGTGTTCAGGGGCATTTCCATTCCAAATTTTCTCTTGCCTATTGGGCAAATAGTGATTCATTATTTTTTGCTATGCAAGTAGGTTGCTTGATACAACAAACTAATATGGCTTTCCAATATTCTAAAAATTTTAAAACTAAATTTATAATGGGTTGTGGAATGATTATAGATTCTAACCCAAAATTATTTCCAATGGTACTTAACAAAGAAGGCAAATGGATAGGCAAGTTAGTTTAAAAGAATTACTGTTCTCAGAAACAGCCACTAGGTTAGGAATTAATAACGAACCTACTGACCAAATATTATTTAATCTTCAAACATTAATCTATGAAGTTATTGAGCCTATTGTAAATCACTTTGGCGATATAAAAATTACTTCCGGCTATCGCTCTAAAGAACTTTGTAAAGCTATCGGCTCATCTGAACGAAGTCAGCACACCTTAGGTATCGCAGTAGATTGTGAGGTGCTAGGAGTTCCAAATAAAGAATTAGCTGACTGGGTTGTTAATCATTTAGAATTTGACCAATGTATTTTAGAGTTTTGGAAGCCAGAAGAAGCTAACTCTGGGTGGGTTCACATCTCTTACAACAAAGCAGGAAATCGCAAGATGTATCTTCGTGCTTTTAAAGCTAATGGCAGAACAGTTTATGAGGTGTTATGAAATCATTAAAAAAACAAATCGGCGGAAATCATTATAAGAAATATAAGATTCAACCAATAGAATTTATATTAAAAAATAATATTGGATTTTGTGAAGCGAATATCATAAAGTATGTTTTGCGATTTAAAGAGAAGGGTGGTGTCCAAGACTTATTTAAAGCCCAGCACTACATAGAACTACTAATAGATTCAACTAAAAGTAGATAATATCATTTAAAACGATTTTAAACGCATTTTAAGGCACTATGGCTTTGAAATGAGAAACAGCTTTATAACCCTTATATCATCAAAATTTAGGGGCTTTTTAAAGGTTTAAATAGGCAAAATAAGAACATTTAAGGAACGATTATGGACATTATAAGAATAGACCCAGATTTTACACCAGAAACTCATACAGTTTCAAATACTTCTGCACAATCTAATCCAATATTTACTGGTTCAGGAATAATCAGAATTGCAGTAACCTCAGGAACTCATGTGAAGTTCGGTGTCAATCCCACCGCCACAGTAGAAGACTTGCTTATCCCAGATAACCAAGTGCAATATTTTTCATTTAAAAGTGGACAAGTCGTGGCATTCATACATCACGGTGGTGGTTCGGGTGAAATTAACATCTGTGCAATAGACTAATATGTGGTGGAGTTTAATACCAACTATATTTAAAACCGGCGCTGAGATTTATAAAAATCACAAGCAATCAGAATTTTTAGAATCTGAAGCTGAAAGAAAATATTACGAGCGTATGGCTGCCGGAGAAATAGAATATCAAAGAGATGTTGGCGACCAACAAGACAAGACTTGGAAAGATGAACTGGTATTAATTATAGTTTGTATTCCAATAGTTCTTTTATCTTATGCTATCTTTACTGATGACCCATTAATAAAATCTAAATTAGATTTATTCTTTGATTATTTTGGAAAATTTCCTAGTTGGTATCAATGGTTAATTGTAGGAATCTTTGGTGCAATATATGGACTTAAACCCACTTTAGACATCTTCAAAAAATGAATGAGTTGCGGCTCATAACTTGTGCTGTGCATTTTGTAAAGCAGGGAGATATGATTGAAGATATGTCTTATGTAAGGTTTCTTGATTCTAATAATAATGCAAACTTTAATACTTTTTTAACTTCATTAAAGAATGTTAAGAAATTTAGAATCTTAGCTGTTGAATGGGAATCTGAGCCAATAGATTTTGAAGATTCAGATTATGATTGCTCAAATACTATACATTAATCTCAAAATATTCCACTCCATCATTTTGAAAAGTTTTTAACTTTGAATCTGGCAGCATTCTTAATAGCTGCTCAACTGATACAAAACGAATTTTATCTTTAAGCGGAAAGCAAATAGTAAATTTAGTCCAATAGTTAGTATATAGCTCGTTTATAACAATATACTTTTTTAAATCTCTTAACTTAATCTTATTAGATTGCTTTAATGAAACGAAGAACTGTTCTTGTTTATTGGTTTCTGTCGCAGCTTTATATACGAAAAAATCTGCTGTAAGTTTTGCGATTGCTGGTATTTTGGAAAACAAAGGTATATTAGTTTCAATAACTGATTTATTAGGGTCAATAGAATTATAACCAAGACGACGAAACAGATAGCCAACGGAATTGCAGTAATCAATAAAGCGGCTTTCAGCATAATTGAAATTATTTTTAACATCTGTCATCTACTCAATTCACGATTTGTAACTAGCCACGAACGGTATAAGTCCACCCATGATTGTAAGTTACTATATTTTCCTCTAGCAATAGAATATTTTTTTTCTGCATAAAGCAAGCCTTCTATTATAGTTTTATATTCATCAGCAGTATAAGCCCACTTTTCTGCCTCTGCAACGCTACAATTTTTCTCTAATTTATTTGTAAGAGTTAATTGACTAAAAGTTATTTTGCGAAATTCCTCGCATCTTCTAAAGTCATAAAGAGCGTGAGACAATTCTTCAGAAAGAGTGTCTAGTTCTTGTTTTATATCGTCTGGGTTTTTAAGTGCAAAGTCTTCCATAATCCTTCCTTTACATTTTATAGTTGTATTACTTATTTAGTAAGTAATTTCTCAAATTCAAAAACATATCTAGAGTTAAGAAGTTCTTTTAATCTTTTTGCTTTCTCTAACTTCATTTTATACTCTAGTTCAAGGTTAAGAAGTTTCTGGCTTCTGTCCCTGATTTTTTGAACCACTTGTTGCTGTGTCATCAAATAGTTTAATATTATTTCTAATAAACTTTTTGTTTAATAAGTCCACAGAAATAATTTTACCTTCCTTTTCATTTTTGAGAGCATCTTCTTGTTTGTCAAAAAGTTCTTTAACTTTAATTGTACACTCAAGAATTTTCTCCCTCACAAACATCTAAAATATATACCATTTATATATGTGAAATCAAGGGATAGTGGCCAAATAAAAGGGGATAATGACTTTAAAATTTGGCCACTAAAATAACTAACAATTAAGAGTTATGAAAGTTCACTTTATAAAGATATTTTAAATCCTTAATAAGCGAATCCATAGATTCTTTTGTAGCATTTATTGAACCTGATTCCAAGCAACTTTTGCTTAGTGCCATAACGAACATATATTCATCTTTGTCAAATGGCTTCTTGGTTTCAACTGTTAAATCAGCATCAAATTCTTTGGCTGCTTCTTGAAGTTGAGATTCCAGTTCATCAGGGTTGAAGCTAGTATCTTCTTTAGCTTCTACATCAGAAGGAAGTTCTTGCATTATTGGAGATTTGTCCGGCTTTGATTGAACAAATAAACTTCCATTTTTTTTACTGGCTTGGACTGCAACGCTCAGCTTTTTACCCTTCTCTAAAAAGACTGGCTTGATTGCTGACCAGAGAACGATTTTCTGGTCATTAATTCCAAAAGTATAATTTGGATATTTATTTGGACTTCCATCTTTCATTAAGCGGTTGTCATAGACATATTTTACTACTCCACTTATATTAGGCATCTTATTTCTCCTTCTTGTTTAGCCAGCTATATATTTTTAGGCAGCATATAGCGGCTTCTTGCTGCATTTCTCCTATTAGAAATTCCTTAATATTTAACTTACCAGTCTTCGTGCAATTAACTATGATGCCTTTTTTAACATCAATTCCAAGTTCTTCTTTTATTGCAATTTTGTAGAGGTAAATTTGGATTAGCATTGAGTCCCTTATGCCGCTAGAACTCTTCCAGTCATATATAATATACTCTCCTGATTTGTTTTTAAATATAGCATCAAGCGTTCCAGTAAATTTATGAATTCTGCTTAAAACTTTTCTTTCAGTAAAAAGAATCTCTAAGCCTTCTTGCTTGTCGTACCATTCTTTAAACTTACCAAAAGATTTTTTAATCTCAGGATTATGAATCTCAGGCTCTATTCCTTTATGAATATAATCTTCAATTAAGTTATGGACTTGAGTTCCAACCAAACCAGCATCACCCATGCTTTGATTTGGTGCTTTTTTAATCTGCTCTGCAATTTTAGCTAACTCAATCTCATCATAGCTAACACCTGCTCTCATTATTTTTTTAAATTCTTCAGAGCATATCTTAGATGACCAAGCGCCGATAACGCTTGCCGGAGTTAATATCTTGCAAATTGTTGTGGCGCTAGGTAATTTTTCATCATTCCAAAAATACTGATGCAGAACTGAATCAAAAAAAAGCGTTTCTTGATTATTATATAGTTTTATTTCTTCCATTTTTTATCCTCTTTTAAGTTTTATTTATAATCCAAACTATTACAATTAATAGAATAGTTATAAATATTATTTTAAGCATAAATGTCATACTTAATTACTTTCTTGTAATCTGATTTGGTTAAGTCTTCAAACATTGAATCAACCGAAACATCAAATATTTTTGAGATTTTATAAAGCTGACTGGCACTCATTTGATTAGTTCCCAACTCAAATTTAGAAATCTGCTGCTCGCAACTACTGCCAATAAATTCTGCGAGATGTCGCTGGGACATAAATCTTATTTTACCAGTCATTGGTTCTTCAACCTGAGTATTATGCCTTAGGTATCTAAGATTGCTGGCCAGTTTATTTACTATATCTTGCTTTGTTTCCATATATCCTTCCATTTTTCATGCTGTTGCTTCCAATAATCACAATTCATATCAGGATTGTAATAAGGGAATTGTTTATAAAACTCATTTAGAGTTATTGTTTTATCTTCAATAGAACACAAATCAAAATAGTATGGTGCTTCATTAGCAACTATACTTGGGTTCTTTTGAGATTCTAAAAACAATCTATTAATTTCTTCTTGAACTGTTTTAATTAATAACATTGTGTCCCCTTCCGGCTAAACATTTTTTAGTATAATTTTCTCTAGTTCTTTTTTCTTCAGGCGGAAGCCAGAAAAATAATCCTCTAAAGACATTATTATAACCCCAAACAATTCCATCAGTTAATCCACTTATCTCTTGGTTTGCAAGAGTGGAACAATGTTGAATATCGTCGGTTATTTCTGCTGCTCTATCACTTGGATAGCTGCCACTTCTTCCTTTGGTATCAATTACCGGCTTATAAGCGCAATTAGTTAATAGTACGCTTAGTGAAACGGATAATATTAGTTTTTTCATTTTTATCTCCTTTTTTTAAATATTCCATAACCTTAACATTTTTATAATCCATAAATCTTAGTCTTGGAAATGTCTTCCAAGCAAGTTCTATGTAATTGGCTAGTGTATGGAATCTGTTATTTTTTACGCAGTCTTCAATTATTTTAAGTGCTACAATTAAATCAGTCTTTTTTTTTCTCATTTGCCTTCTCCATTTGTTGTTTTTCTTTTTTTAATTCTGCTTCCCTGATTGCTTGTTTTAGTTTTTCTGCAAAAACGCTCTCACCTAACTTTGTACTAAGCGATTTTTCTTTATTTGAAAAGTTCATTTTTTCTTAATATCTATAATTTTTTTTAATTCATTGTAAATAGCCTTATCATAGCTAGATACTTTTGAGCCTGAGAATTCTTGTGTGATTATAAATTTCTCTATAATATGTAATGAACCCTTCAGTATATCTAATGAAACTTTTTTATACATCTAATTTATTATCCAGTTTAATAATATTATACTTGACCAGCCTAAACCAATAGCAATTAAAAATGCTATTCCTTCTTTAGTTTCTTTATTCATTTGTAGTTCTCCCATATTAATATTGTTAATATAACTGCGAAGCAAAACCAAGCAAAACCCAAATCAGATATTAATTCAATCATTTTTTGAATCCTTGCTTTGTTAGCATTCCATTTAATTTTTCAATTAAATTAGTCATGCGCTTTTTAGTGTTTATTCCTTTTACTTCATTATCCAATAAGATTTTAGTCATGCAGCCAACTAAGAGCCGCATTTCATTAAAACTCATTGAGCAAATCACGCCTATTTCTCTATTTGCCATAATGTTTTAAATATTCTTTTTTTTTTGATTGGACACCAATACCCGTAGTAGCCGGTTATTGTTTTTTTCTTTTTTTTCATTCTATCTCCTTTTTTGGTTTATCCTCTTTGTAGTCATATTCAAGATTAGTAACATTGAAAAAAGATAATTTAATAAATTGCTTAAATTTCTTTATCATGTCTTCTATATCCTCTTGGTTACAATGAGAATTCCATTTGATGTTGCATTTATAGTTCTTCATTTAATCTCCATTGGTTTAAGTATTCGCTCATTTTAATTAAAACACATTTGCTTGCTTTATTATCTCCCAGCATAACTTCTTTATAGTTTCCTCTTTTAACTATATTTTTTAATCTATTAACTGCAATAACTGTAATGCCAACTAAATCATCTCCATCATAAAAGCTATGAACCCAATACTTAGCATGAGTTCCATTTAAGCCTGATTTCTTGCCATAAGATTCTAATTCAATGCACACATTTCCAGTCTTCTTCCAATAATCTCTTTCAGATTTGCATTCAAACTTATCTTTAGACATTCCTAAGAAAGCAGCAACAGATTTCTCGTTCTCTATTCCTTTAGCTAAATCAAAATCAAATTTAGAATCATTATTAAACATTAGAATCCTTTTTTGATTAATTTCTTAATTACTTTGACTGCTTGTTTTTTATTCTCAACTACCCAGAATCTATTTTTGTTTGTTTTTTTTGCAGCCGGCGCAAAATTTATTAATTCATCTTTTGTAAATTCTGCAACAGTTCTATCTTTTAAGTCAATTATATAAGCCATATTATTCTCCATTATATTGTTTTGTATATTTTTCTGTGATTAAGATTTGTTTGTGCTGTTTCTCTAACCGCATAAACAAGGCATTGATTATACCAGCGATTTCCACTTACTTTTCTGGCTAGTTTTAATGCCTTTTTGTAAGTTTTTGCTTTTCTATTTATTTTATTGCGACGATTAGTAATAGAAAAATAATCTGGTTTTTCTAGCACCCATAAATCACGCTCATTAAAGGCAAGGTTTTTATTAATAATTTTCATCTCCAGCTCTCCTGTCCAATTTCAGAAACACAATCTCCATAAATTGAACTATGATAGTAAACATATTTATAAACAGTATCTTCAAGATGAGATTTAGCATCTTTTGAAGCTGTCTTGATTGTGTAAACACCTTCATCAAAACTATGAACCATTGATTTGGCTAAATCATAAATCATGTTATCCTGAAACTTTTTAGGAACTTCAGAAAAAGGTATATTGTCTTTTATGATTTTTATTTTTTCTTTCATATTTCCTTCTTTAATTTATTTTGCTTGAATAAAAATTTGTCATAAACAAATGATTGCTTTCTAAAATTTCTTTACATAAAGATTCAGCATCAATATTTACATTTTGTTTTGATTTAACAAACACTCTAAAATAATTATCATGTAAAAAACTTTGATATAAAGTTTCTTTTGAAATTTCAAAATGTTCTGAAATTATTTCAATTATTTTGCTTATTCTCATATTATCTCCTTTTAGTTATATGCAAATAATATAATTTACTTAAATAGTTAATTCAAGCGTAATAATTGAGAAAAACATCATTATAACTAAAATAATTTGTTTTAAATTCAATAAGTTAAACTGTTGCTATTATGTTCCACTTTTGATACTAGGAATTGTGGTGCTATGCCTTCCTAGCACCACGCCAAATAATAGGATATTTAATGCCACTTATAAAAGGTTATTCATCTGCCAGCATAGCAAAAAACATAAAAAGAGAAATGAAGACAAAGCCAACAAAGCAGGCTATTGCTATTGCTCTTTCTGTGGCCAGAGCCGCAAAGAAAAAAGCTAAGAAAAAATGATTTTAAAAAGGAAGGCTATTAAATCACTTGCTCATTTAAAATGGGTATCTAAAAATTATCATTGTATCATCTGTAAAAACCCTGAAATTCAAGTTTGCCATATAAGGAATTTGCCATTTGGAAATGTTGGTTTGGCAGTTAAGAACGACGCCTTTGTAACACCTATGTGTTATCCGCATCATTTAGAGCAGCACAGAATGAATGAAAAAAAGTTCTGGGAGAAATATAAAATAAATCCTATATATATTTCCTATAAATTAGCTTGTAATAGTCCATGTAAAAAGATACAAAAATTAATAACAGAAGGATATTATGACGAATACATATCAAGATATTTTGGAGACAACAAAGAAAGTGCTTTGTAATCCGAAACTATATAACAAAGTTAATTTCTTCAAAGTTCCATTTAGTAAAATAGGCGTAACAGTTATTAGAAATATAACAAAAGATTCATACGCTAAAATAGGAAAGCATTTTAATAAAAGCTGGTTTAGTTGTTATGCTGCTGTTCAAAATTGCTCTAAAAATGGATTGAAGGCTTTTACAGAAGAAGTTATATCTTTAGTAAAAAAAGAAATGAAATGACTGAGGGTTGGATAGCTTTACATAGAAAGATTTATAATTCTAAAGATTTTAATAATCAATTAGAAGTTGCTATATTTTTATATCTAGTTGCTATGGCATCTCATAAACCAACCCAGATTATTTATAGAAAAAAGAAAATAAATCTTAAAAGAGGAGAAATTTCAATAGCTTATAGAGATTTGGCAAAAAAGTTTGGTATTTCTTTTGATAAAATTAGAACTATAATTAAAAACTTAAAAGCATCAGGCAATATCAATCAAACTTTACACAAACGATTAAGCGTTTTTAGCATTGTAAAATATAGCAAATATCAAGATTTGCCGGCGCAGCCCAATCAAAATATCCCACACAGAACAACAACTATTACTAACTATACTACTAGTATAGGTAAAAATATGTTAAGTCTTAGTAAAATGGCTGATAAACCAAATAAAATTCATATCCCTATTCTGCAAAACCTAAAGACTAAAATTATAGAAAAACCTAGAAACAAGAACGAATGGGAAATTGGCAAGGAGAAACTTGATGCTCAGGATTATGAGAAATGGGTGCTGCGCAAATTAAACTCTTGATTTAATTGACTATTTTATTCTTTAAAAATTATATATTTACATAACTTCAAAATAACTTTAATAAATTTGCCACCAAACTAACAAAAGGAGTGTGGGAATGAAAATAGAAAAAATAATAGCTAAACTTGAAAAAAGCCAAGATAAAATCAATCAAGAATTTGATGCTTTAAGAGAAATGCTTGAAGACCATCTTGAAGAAATGGAATCAGAGGAAACTTATGATGACTCTGAGGATATGGACGAAGATTTTTCTGAAGACGAAGATTTAGATTCGTCTGACGAGGACTAACCTCAATCACAGATAAGCTGCAAAGCTGGAAGGTTATCTAACCTTTAAAAATGAACTCAAAAATACTTAGTATAAAACTATGGGACTATTCTATTGTCTGCTTATTCTTATCTTCTGTTTTTGTGCTTGGAACATTCTTTCCGAATTCTAGCACCAAAGAAAAAATTAGAAATAGCACTATTGAAGAAATAAGAAAGATAGGCTTCTTTGAACCAAAAGTTGATAATAGTTCTGGCGAAAAATTTATAGTTAGCATGAAAAAATGTATCGCCTATATCAACCTAGACTTAGATAAAAAAGAACAAATACCAACAGCATTAATAATTGCACAATCTATTGTTGAATCAAATTTTGGAACAAGCAGATTTGCATTGGAAGGTAATGCTCTCTTTGGCGTAAGAGTTTGGTCAAAAAATGGACTTTTGCCGCTTAAACAAGACGAATCAATTAAGTGGAGAATTAAGACATATAAAACTAAATGCCAATCAGTTAAAGATTATATAAGCATATTAAATAACAATCATCATTATCAAGAATTCCGCCAAACAAGGCAAAGAACTAAAGACCCTTTGATATTAGCAGAAACCTTAGACAATTTTTCTACTAGCTTAGAATATACAAATCATGTTAGACAGGTATTAATTAAATACAAAAACAAGTTATGATTAAAATTTTAATCAATATAAATAAATATTTAGAAACTATTATTTGGAAGCATTTTAACAAACTTAGAAACAAGAGATTAAAAAATGGCAAATGAAACCACTTCAAGCAGTCTTGCGGTCTTATATACCAATCGCAAATCCAAAGGGACTTATAGAGTTTATAAAACTAAAAAGATGCCTAGAAAGAAAAAATGAAAAAACCAATTTGGGAAAGAAATAGGCCAGCAAGTTTAGGAAAGCCAAAACCCTTTAATAAAAAATCTAAAGCCTATAAAACAGCTAGGCGTTCTGCCGGTCAAAAATTTGGCAAGAAAAGCAGCTTTGTTAAAAATTTATATATTGCCAAGAAATTGAAATTAAAATGAATATAGACAAAATAGTTTTTGGAAGCAGAACTGTTAAGTTAGATTTCATAGACAAAGACACAGCAGATAAGAAAAAAATTTTTGGAGAGTTCCACCCTGATAAGAACGAAATAACTTTAGATAAATCTTTAGATAATATGCAGCTTCTAAATACACTCATGCACGAAGTAAATCATTTATTGTTTGATGAATATAAACTTGAGTTAAGCGCAAAATCAGAGGAGTTAATATGCAACAGCCTAGCAAATGGAATGTGTCATATTTTATATCAAAACCAAGACTTA